ATGATGGGAACCGGTGTTCTTGGGTTTGACGAGATCAATATGTCTCAGTCGATCAAGCAGCACACCACGGGTAACTTCCCTGCTTCCCCGATTGTTTCCTCAAGTGCTACGTTTGTTGAAGGTCAGTCGACCCTCGCTATTACGTTCACCAGCGGGACCAAGACGGTCAAGCAAGGCGACGTTTTCACCATCGCTGGCGTGTACGCAGTCAACCCACAGACCCGTGAGTCAACTGGTTCGCTTCAACAGTTCGTTGTGACCGCTGACAACAGCGTGACCTCCGGTACTGCAATGACCTTGGCAATTTCTCCGGCGCTTTACACGTCGGCAAATGCTTTGGCTACCATTGATGCGTTCCCAGCTACCAGCGCGGTTATCACGTTTGTTGGAACTGCATCAACCCAGTACCCACAGAACTTGGTCTACCACAAGGACGCAATCACGTTTGCTACGGCTGACTTGTTGCTGCCGCAGGGTGTTGATATGGCTGCTCGCGCAGTGCATAACGGTATTTCGTTGCGTGTCGTGCGCCAGTACGACATCAACAACGACCGTCTGCCTTGCCGTATTGACGTTCTGTATGGCTTCAGCACGATCCGTCCACAGATGGCTTGCCGCGTCTGGGGTTGAACTTTTTAATTTAAGGAAATAATCATGGCTCTCCCCAATGGCGCAGGTGGTTACCAAGTTGGTCCCGGTAACCGCGCAGAAACCGTTATGGGCGCTATGGCCGCTCCACAAACGGCCACTGCTACCGCAACCTTGACCGCGGCTCAGATCGTAAACCAGATGCTGGTTGCTAACCCTGGCACTTCGGCAGCAACGTACACGTTGCCGCTTGGCACGGCGATTGATACCGCTGTTCCTAATGCCACGCTTGGCAGCACGTTTGACTTGTCAATCGTTAACATTGGCACTTCGTCTGGCGCGGTGACTTTGGCTGTTAACACTGGTGTGACCGATGGCGGCAACGCTTTGACGGCAATCGCTGTGACTACCAGCCAAATGTTCCGTTTCCGTAAAACTGGTGACGGCACTTACGTAGTGTATCGTTTGGCCTAAGACTAAGGGGGGGGGCCACAAGCTCTCCCCTTTTTTAAGGAAATTACTATGCCTAATACGCAAGCAATTGGGGTCGCGTATTCCGATCCTGAATTTACGACAGTTTACGCAAGCCAAGAAATTGGTTACAGCGCAGCGGCTCAAGGCACTGTGACGCAAGCAACGGACAAGTCAACAGCGGTAACGCTGAACAAATCTGCTGGTCGCATCACAATGAACAACGCGGCTTTGGCTGGATCTACTGCGGTTTCGTTTACGTTAAACAACAGCTTGATTTCCACCAATGACGTAATTATTGTGTGTATTTCTAGTGTTACAACTGGTAGTACCGCTGGGGCTTACACCTCTTACGTTTCTAATATGTCTGCTGGTTCCGCTTCAATTACGTTGCGTAACTTGAGTGCGACTTCATACTCTGAAGCTGTCGTTATTAATTTTTCGATTATCCACGGCGCAAGCTAACAGGCGGGGCTTCGGCCCCTCCTTCTGAGGTTTACGATGGCAACATATTCGGCTGGCGATCAGATCAACCGCGCCCTGCGTCTGTTGGGTGTCCTAGCAGAAGGTGAAACCACTTCGGCGTCAGTGTCGCAAGACTCACTGATGGCGATGAATCAAATGATTGACAGTTGGAACACCGAACGGTTGTCGGTGTTCTCAACCATAGACCAAATCGTTAATTGGCCTGTTGGTTCAATCAACGCCACGCTTGGCCCATCAGGGTCTTTGGTTCGTCTAAACGGTACTGCCGTTCGCCCCATTCTGGTTGACGACGCAACATATTTCCGCGATCCGCAGACAAATGTGTCTTACGGGATAAAGCTGATCAACCAACAGCAATATGATGGTATTGCGGTCAAGACCGTAACGTCTACTTACCCGCAGGTCATGTTTGTAAACATGACCTACCCAGATATTGACATTTATATCTACCCCAAGCCAACTCGCCTGTTGGAATTTCACTTTATCAGCGTTGAGGAGTTGACGCAACCGGCAACGTTGGCTACTACGTTAGCCTTCCCACCGGGGTATTTGCGGGCGTTTACTTACAACTTGGCAATGGAGATTGCGCCGGAGTTTGGTGTTGAGCCATCGCCGCAAGTTCAGCGTATCGCCATGACCAGCAAGCGCAACCTGAAGCGCATCAACAATCCTGACGACATTATGTCGATGCCGTACTCGCTGGTTGCAACGCGCCAGCGGTTCAACGTGTACGCCGGGAATTATTGATGAAAACTCCCATTCTGGGATCAGCGTATGTTGCTCGGTCGGTCAACGCCGCCGACAACAGAATGGTGAACTTGTTCCCAGAAATTGTGCCGGAAGCAGGTAAGGAACCCGCATTCCTAAACAGAGCGCCAGGACTCAAGTTCTTGGCAACAATTGGCAACGGTCCGATTCGCGGCGTATGGGCGTTCTCGTCCAGCGACAGCACAGCCTTTGTGGTGTCTGGTACAGAGTTGTACAAGATTACTACTTCGTATGCACCCACGTTGCTTGGCACAATAGCAGGTACTGGGCCGGTCAGTTTGGCTGACAATGGTACGCAGTTGTTTATCGCGGCCAACGGGCCAAGCTACATCTACAACAACACCACCAACGCCTTTGGGCAGATCACCGATCCTGACTTTCCCGGCGCTGTAACCGTATGCTATCTGGACGGTTACTTTGTGTTCAACGAGCCAAACAGCCAGAAGTTGTGGGTGACTGCATTGTTGGACGGTACGTCTATTGATCCGTTGGAGTTTGCCAGCACCGAAGGCTCGCCAGATGGTTTGATTGCGGTGGCCGCAAACTTCCGCGAAGTTTGGGCGTTTGGCACTAACTCAATTGAAGTCTGGTACGACGCAGGTGCTACGGATTTTCCGTTGCAACGCATCCAAGGCGCGTTTAATGAGCTAGGTTGCGCCGCACCATATTCTGTTGCCAAGATGGACAACGGGATGTTCTGGCTTGGGCGCGACCGTCGCGGTCAGGGCATGGTCTACCGTGCCAACGGCTACACCGGCCAGCGGATCTCAACTCATGCGATTGAATGGCAGATCCAGCAGTACAGCGACATTTCTGACGCAATTGCCTACACGTACCAGCAGGGCGGTCATTCTTTCTATGTGCTAATTTTCCCAACTGGCAACGCTACGTGGGTGTACGACGCGGCTACGGAAGCGTGGCATGAGCGGGCTGGTTGGGTAAACGGTGACTTTACCCGTCATCGCAGCAACTGCCAGATGGCGTTTAACAACCAGATTGTTGTTGGTGATTATGCCAGCGGTAATCTGTACGCATTTGATTTAGACGTTTACGCCGACAACGGCAGCATTCAGAAGTGGCTGCGCTCATGGCGGGCGCTACCTACTGGTCAGAATAACCTAAAGCGCACCGCTCACCATAGCCTACAACTTGATTGCGAGTCTGGAGTTGGGCTAAACGGGTTTGTTGTAAACGAAAACATCTATCTACAAACGGAAGATGAAAATTATTTAATTACTGAGAGCGGTGATTATTTGATTGCAGAACAGCAAGCAATTGCTACGCAGGGCGCTGACCCGCAAGTTATGCTGCGCTGGTCTGATGATGCGGGCCACACTTGGTCAAACGAGCACTGGTCACCAGTTGGCAAGATTGGTGCTTATTATCATCGGGTGTTTTGGAGGCGCTTGGGTATGACCCTAAAATTGCGCGATCGGGTTTACGAAGTTTCTGGAACCGATCCGGTCAAGACGGTGATAATGGGCGCAGAGTTGATGTTGAGCGGCACAAATGCCTAATGTGACGCCGATTACCCCACCACGGGTTCCGCTGGTTGATTCCCGTACGGGGTATATTGACCGAGCGTGGTATTTGTTCTTTTTGTCTCTGAACAACGCGGCGGTTCAGGTTTATGACAACCCTTCTGTTGAGCCTGACGTAGTATCTTTGACTGCATCTTACGATGCCGCGTTGCAAGAGTTAACGCAGAACGTAGATACGCAACAATCGCCGGTGGTTTTGCTGCCGCAACTGGCCGAAATGCAGAAACAGATTGATGCGTTGGCGTTGTTGCCCGCACAAATAACCGCTATGCTTGCTCAATTAGCAGATGTAACTGCGATGAATCCGTCTGATGGTGACAAGCTGATATACGACGGCGCTACAGGCAAATGGAATCAAGATTCCCGCAGCTACCTCATGCTTGAATAAAGGATTTTCACATGGCTGTTTCAGTAAAAGTTTTAGTTCCGGCAAAGTTTGCTGAGAACACGCAAACAACCCAGTACACCGCGACTGGTCTTACCGCGATCATTGACAAGTTTACGGCGACCAACATTAGCGGTTCGGCTGCTACAATTTCCGTCAACTTGGTCACAGTAGCTGGGTCCGCCGGAAACACCAACTTGATCACCAAGACCAAGACGCTTGCCGCGTCTGAGGTCTATACGTTTCCAGAGTTGGTTGGGCAAGTTCTAGGGGTTGGCGACTTTATTAGTACAATTGCAGGTACGGCCAGCGCGATCAATATCCGAGTTTCTGGGCGGGAGGTAACATAATGGGCTGGTTTAGCAAATTAACCGGCGGAGCGTTAGATTTCATCAGCGACCCGTTAGCAAAACTAGACGATCAGGTTCGTGAAAACATCCCCGGCGGCTGGACCCTCCCCGCGCTTTTGGCTGGTGGGTACTATTTTGCTCCCGAAATTGGTGCATTTTTTAACCCTGCTACCGGCGCGTCTGTAGCCGCCGGAGAAGTTGCGGGCGGCGAAGCGGCAATTAACTCTGCGTTGACTAGCGGTGGGCTGACCGGGACTAACGCTTTGGCCGGAGGTGAAGCACTTACCGCCATGCCTACCAATTATCTTGGCGCGGGGGCGGGCGGTGATTTGGCCTCTTCTGCTTTTCCTTTAACAAGCGGGCTAGGTCTTTCGACAGGAGCCGAAGCAACTGGATTGTCGCAATATCTCAATCCAAGCTATTTGACGCCCGCCGCGATTGCGGGCAGCGCTGCTTTGGGTGCGTTTTCATCAAACCAAGCGGCCAAAGCGCAACAGCAAGCGGCGCAACAGCAAGCCGCAACCAATCTGCAAATATTTAATCAACAAAAAGAATTGCAAGCGCCGTGGCAAAAAGCCGGTGAAGCGGCGTTAAACAAACTGCTTCCGCTGTCTATGAACTACACCCCGTTTGGAATAAATCAATTTCAAGCCGATCCTAGTTACGGGTTTCGATTGACTGAAGGCATGAAAGCGTTAGATCGTACTGCTGCTGCTCGCGGAGGTTTGCTGTCTGGATCTACCTTAAAAGGGGCGCAGCGTTACGGTCAAGACCTTGCGTCGCAAGAGTATCAGAACGCTTTTAATCGCTATCAAACTGAACGTAACGCTCAACTTAATCCGTTGCAATCGTTGGCCGGTTTAGGTCAAAGTGCCGCTGGCACCTTGACCAACGCGACTGGCGTATATGGATCTAATCAAAACGAAGCGATTGCTAACGCTGCCAACGCTCGGCAGTCTTCGTATATAGGGCCAGCGAATGCTGTTGCTGGCGGTGTAAACCAGTATCTAAACTATGCTGGCAACTCGGCGCTGACGAATGCCCTATTAGCCAATCGGGGAATAGCATAATGCCAATTAACCCAAACATTGCGCTTGCCTACAAAGGCATCGAAATTGAAAATCCGCTGAACCGTCTAGCGCAATTTTCGCAGATTCAAAGCGCTCAGAATCAGAATGCGCTGGCGCAGTATCAGTTGGAAGCCGCGCGTCGTTCTGAAGAACAACAAAACGCTTTTTACCAACAAGCCAGCCAGCCGGGGTTTAAACTAGACATTTCGACGGCGCTTCCGTTTGGCAAAACTGGCTTAGAATTTCTTAAAGCGCAACGTGAAGCAGAAAATGCTGGTTTACAAGCGGAAGAGTTGCGCGGAAAAATTGCTGCCCAGCCTGGGGTTAGAGCAAAAACGAAAGCCGAAACTGACGCCGCAAATTTAAAACGCCAAAGCGACATCGTAGAAAATATCTCCGGCGCGTTTGTACCTTTGGCGGCCGCTTCCGCGCAGGGAACGCTGGTTCCTTTGGCGCAAGTACAAGCTACGGCGCAATCTTTGTTTAGGCGCGGTTTGATAGGCCAAACAGAAATAGATGAACTTCCACAATCTGACGCGGAAGTGCCAGATTTTTTGAAAAACTTGGTTATTGGTTCGGATAAAGCGCGAAAAGCACTTGCAGATGCAATGCCAAAAGCAGAAAGAGTAGATACGGGCGCTGGAATAACAGCAATCCAAAGTAATCCATTGTTGCCAGGGTATGGCCAACCAATGGCTAACGTGCCGGTAATACCTAAAACTGCCGCTCCTGTTGGCCCATCTGATCTTTCGCGGCTGCAATCTGAACGGGCAGCTTTAATAGCAAAAAATCCTAACGATCCGTTAATTAGAGAATACAATCAACGTATCGCAACTTTGACGACTCATCAACCAGCGTCAAGTACAATTACAAACGTAAACGCTTACGCGCCCGCTAGTGTGACCGCGCAGCAAGAGTTTATGAAAGAAACGCGGGACACTTACGGCAGACTAAAAGACGCGCCGTCAGTTCTTGATAATATTGAAAAAGCAAAAGGATTGGTTAAAGGGGCCAAAGGGTTTATGGGTCCGGGCGGCGAATCTTTACAACAAGCCGCAAGTTTCTTAAACAACCGTTTGGGAACCAAAATTGATACCAAAGGTGTATCTGATGCCGCTGAACTGCGGTCTAGGTTGTTCTTTGGGATTATGGACAACCTAAAAAAATTGGATTCTCAACCTACGGCGCAACAGCAAGACGCGCTTCAAGCTGCATTGGGGAGCCTTGGTACAGATCCCAACGCGCTCCCGCGTGTGCTTGACGCTTTTGGCGATACGGTACGTAATAGAGTGGAACGCCATAATCAAGAAGTTACTGGCGCTGAAACACGCGGCGTTAAATTTCCTTACGATCCAAAAATTACGTTGCCAGAACGAGCCGCAGCGGTGGCGGCAACTGCTATACCCCCTGCTGCAATTGAAGCGTTAAGATCCGGTAAAGGTAACGCTAAACAATTTGACGAAATTTTTGGTGCTGGCGCGGCGGCTAGGGCTTTAGGCGGGGGAAAGTAAATGGCTGACAATCCGTTTGCCCAATACGCGCCGCAACAAAATCCGTTCGCGCAATACGCTATTACTAGCGAAATACCGGGGCCGCGCCGTAGCTACTCTTTGGCTGAAGTGCCTATTGAAGCGGGAAAAAACCTCCCTAAAAGCGCGGGCGCGTTTGTAGGTGGGATTGTTCAAGCGGTTCTCAATCCTCTCACTACGATTGGTGACATTTTAGATGTGGGCGCGGGCGCGTTAAGAAACTCATTACCAAAAAGCGTTGTAGACACAATAGACAAAGTTGACCAAGCGTTTGGCGCTGACCCAAAAGCAGCGCAACGAGTGTCAGAAAAAGCCAGCGCGGTAGGCGGCATTATCAAAGATCGGTACGGCAGCTATGACGCAATCAAGCGAACGGTGGCTGAAGATCCAGTAGGCGCTGCGGGCGATCTGTCTTCGTTGCTTACGGGTGGCGCGGGGACTGTTAAGGGTATAACTACCGCCGCTGGCGGCGCGGCTAGAAAAGCAGGTGTGTCTGCCGCTACTGCGGGCCGTATTGCTAATGCTGGTGATGTGTTTGCGCCCGCTGCTGCGTTAGGTGAAAAAATTAACCCCGCGCGATTGGTAGCACCTGTCATAGAAGCGCCGGTTAAGTTGGTTGGTAAAGCGGCGGGCGCGGTGTACAACGCGTTAGACCCAAAATCAGTCGCATACATGACCGCCGCAGAAGGCCGCGCGCCGCAAATTCTAAATGCGCTACTAGATCCTAACCTTCAAATTGTGCCCGGCAGTATGCCTACCGCAGCGCAAGCTGCCGCGCCAGTTGGGGCCACTCGTTTTTCTGCGATGGGTGAATCGGCTAAAAAAACTTTACCGACGCCGTATTTTGAACGTGAAGCCCAACAAAAATCAGCCCAACTAGGTCAAGTTCAATCTGTTGGTCAAGATGAAACGGCCCTTGCTCGCGCAGAAGCACTTAGAAGTGGTACGGCGGCAACTAACTATCCAGCAGCTTTTGCAGTACAAACGCAAGCAGACCTTGCATTAGCACAATTAACAAACAACCCGTATTTTAAAGACGCTATACCAGACGCTACTAAATTAGCAGAAGCAAAAGGCATTACGTTTAGAAGTAACCCAATTGAATTTTTACACGGCGTTAAATTGTCTCTTGACAAAATGATGTCAAAAACAGGCGATACTGCACTCGCGTCTACTGAAAAAAAGCAAGTTGTAGACTTACAAAAACAACTTGTTGGGTGGATGGAAAATAAAGCACCAGAATACAAAACGGCAAGAGAAACTTTTCAAGCGCAAAGTAAACCTATCAACCAAATGCAAGTTGGTCAATTTCTTGAAGGGAAATTAAAACCGGCGCTTGGTCAAGATACAGCAGCGCTTAGGGCAGCAGGCTACGCCGAAGCGTTAGAAAACGCGCCCGCTACGATTAAGCGCGCGACGGGGCAGTCACGATTTGAAAGTTTGCGCCAGATTCTTACGCCGCAACAAATGGCTTCCCTTGAGGCGGTGCGCGATGATCTTGCTCGTGCTAAGTTAGCAGAACAGCAAGCGCGTTTTGCACGAGGTGCTGGTCCTGATGTTAATTTGTTAGGTACTGAAGCTATCGGACAGATCCGCGCCCCTAACCTTATATCTCGCGTAGCTACTGTCGCTAACGATATTATGCGACGGTTGCAAGGTAGATTAGATCAAAAACTTGCTATAGAACTAGCCACAGAAATGCTAGACCCCGCAGCGGCGGCTAAAGCATTAGACAAAGCAATAAAACGTGAAGCCAAGGGTAAAAAAATCGCCGCACCGTTTCAGACCGCCGGTAAAATGGGGTCAAAAATTATCCGTACTCCCGCAGTCATCAACGCGCTTGTCGCCGACCGCGAAAACCAAAACCAACTGGCACCATGATGGTTACATTATCTGAAGTTGATCACAAAATTGACGCCCACGTAGATGTCTGTGCGATTCGGTACGAAGGTATCGAAAAAGAGACGCGCGGTATTCACGCCCGGATCAAGCGTCTAGAACAGATCCTGATCACGGGCGGCGGGGCCATCATTATGATGCTGCTGACGATGCTACTGAAAGTTCATTAAACGGTAATCGTCAGTTTGTAAAATGAAGTTCCTTTTCTTGGAGCCTCACATGAAAGACGACATCCTCTCCGCTATCAACGATTCTGAGCCAGTTGACGCCTTGAACGCGCTGTTCTCGGTCGCCTTCTTGGTTGCTAAAGCATCAAACATCAACGAGTTCACCCTGTCTTCGCTTTTCTCTTCAACCGCCGACGCTCTCTTCCAAGCTCACGTTGACGAAGAAGTTGAAGCCGAAGAGTTTGACGAGCAGACCGACGAGTAATGCTCAGACCCCCCGATGACCTCGGGGGGTCACCCAACCGCAACAAAACTGTGCTATTTGATGTGGTTCTTCTAATAGGATGAAGAATGAAGCCACAAAAAATAAGCGACGAAGAGTTCTTGCGGCTATGGGAAGAGCATAAATCACCTGTCAAAGTTGCCAGACTGACGGGAATTTCTGAGCGGCGCGTTCATTCTCGGCGTCGTTCTTTAGAAAGTAAGTTGAGCCTAAACTTACTAACTGGCAAACCAATCCACATTCAGAAAGCCAGACACGAAGCTGGCCTGACCGATGGCATCGCCATCATTTTCTCTGATGCCCACTTTTGGCCTGGGATTAGGACAACGGCTTTTAAGGGCCTCCTGTGGGCGATAAACGAACTTAAACCGCACGTTGTGATTGCCAACGGCGATATTTTTGACGGAAGTTCGATCAGCAGACACGCCAGAATAAATTGGAGCGCGGTCCCAAACGTGAAACAAGAACTGGAAGCGTGCCAGGCGGCGCTTAAAGAGATCGAAGATGCTTGCGAGAAGGCCCGCCACCACACTCAACTAATCTGGCCGTTAGGTAACCATGACTCGCGCTTTGAATCGCGTCTATCCGAAGCAGCGCCACAGTTTGAGGGCGTCGGCGGCACGGCGCTTAAAGATCATTTTCCCAAGTGGCATCCATGTTGGTCTTGCTGGTTGTCGGATAACGTAGTGGTCAAGCACCGCTACAAGGGCGGCGTTCACGCTACCCACAACAACACGGTCAACTCTGGCGTAACTACTATCACCGGCCATCTACACAGCCTCAAAGTAACGCCGTTTGGGGACTATAATGGGACTCGGTGGGGCGTTGATACTGGTACGCTTGCTGAGATTGATGGGCCGCAGTTCATTGATTACCTTGAAGACGGTCCAGTCAACTGGCGCAGCGGGTTTGCCGTCATAACGATGAAAGACAGCAAACCACTCTGGCCGGAACTAGTCAGCAAACACGCCGAAGGTATCATTGACTTCCGTGGTCAACTTATTGATGTGAGTGGGTACTGATGGAAATCGCAGAACTTTTTCTAAAGGCGTGGCCAATACTGCTTGGTCTTGTGACGCTGATTATTGTGCTGTCTAAGTTGGACCTGCGAGTAGCCGTTCTTGAGGAAAAAGTCAAGTCCGCGTTTGAGATCATCAACAAGATGAAGGACAAGCCATGAGCGAAAAACTTGAAGCCAAGAGTCAGCTTATCGAGAAGACCGCCTTTGCTGTGCTTCCGATTTTGTTTACCTGCGTGGTGTACCTGATGTCCGCGCTAGACAAGTTGACCCATGAGGTCACTGTACTTAACGCCAAAATATCCCTCGTTGTTACATCCGACAACAAGCAAGCCGTGAACTCTGGTGCTGAACTTGCAAGGGAAAAACTGCGGCAAGAGCTTGAGAAAGAGATTCAACGCAACCGCGACATGATTCACGATAATCAGAAGCACATCAGTATCATCGAAGACAGAATGGCGAGGAAATAATGGCTGATTTCAATCCCGCATTTGACAAGATGATCGTCGATGAAGGCGGTTATATTTTACACACTGTTCCGGGTGATACCGGGGGAATGACTTATGCAGGAATTGCACGCAACCCAAACCCGCATTGGCCGGGGTGGAACCTTATTGACAACGGCGCTATTGACAATCCACTCCTTACCGGGATGGTTCGCAACTTTTATAAAGTTGAGTTTTGGGATCGTGTACGAGGGGATGAAATTACGCAACAAGTTGTTGCAGAAAACATCTTCAATTTCGGCGTAAATACCGGCATCAAAGTCGCAGTCAAGCTGGCACAGTTGATTGTGGGCGCTACCCCAGATGGCTCAGTCGGCGATGTGACCCTGCAAAAGTTCAACAATGTTGAACCAGAAGCGTTTAAAAAAGCCTACGCTCTGGCGAAGATCACCCGCTACGCTGACATCTGCAACAAGAATCGTACCCAGTCCAAGTTCCTCCTTGGTTGGATCAACCGTACATTGTCCGGACTAAAGTAATGGATCTCATCGGTATAGGATCAATAATTGAAGGCGTGGGCAAGGTCGCGGGCGACCTCATTACGACAGACAAAGAACGCTTTCAGATGGCGCTGGAAGACCGCAAGCTCGACCTTGAAGAGAAGCGTATCGACCAAGCTACAGACCTCGCGCAAGTGGATATCAACAAGATCGAAGCGGCGTCTTCTAGCGTATTTGTCTCTGGCTGGCGTCCTGCTGTGGGTTGGGTTGGGGTTGCAGGTCTGGCTTACCAATTTCTTGGCTACCCTCTAATGCAATGGATTTGGGCGTTTGGGCAGGGCGTGGACCTAATCCCGAAGGGTCTGGCCGCACCGCCAGACCTCCAGGTTGAGCAGTTGATGACGTTACTTGCCGGTCTTCTTGGCTTCGGCGGTATGCGAAGTTTCGAGAAATCCAAGGGAGTCGCGGCGAAGTAGGTCGCGGTAGGCGTTAATCGCCGCTTTTAAGTCGGCGTTTAGCGCCTCAATCTCCGCATTGAGTAGGTTCATACGTTCAGTCGATTCCTTGGCGAACTGCACAAGGTTTTCATAGCGCCACGCGCCGAAATCAGTCATGGTTGTTTAGCCTGTTGAAGTAGTTCAATACGCTCACGCGATACGCGCAGCACGTTATATCGTTGATGGATGCGGCGCAGAATGCTGGCGCGGCCCTCAGTCGCTAACTCGTGGTTCAGCATCTCCAACACCATTTGCTCGTCCAGCGTCTTCAGAGCTGTGTTTAAGCCCCGCCAAGTGTGATTCAAGTCGCACCTCTAAGTCTTTAAGGGTTTCAAGTACGCGGTTGTAGTTGCGTTGCGCTGCGGCCAGTTCGCGCTGACGAATTATAAGTTCTTCCCGCGCGGCGATCAGTTTTGCCCGGACTAGCTTCATCGGATCACCTTCTCTAGTAGTGTGCGAGCCAGCGGTTGCTTACCCAGTAGCCAGGATTGGATTCGCCCCATGTCCCAGGTAATGATTTGGAACTGGTTCGGGCGCTGGTAGCCGGTACTAATTTGGGACTTGTCCCAGTCTCTGATGAATTTGCCTTTAATGATCATTTTTGCTCCTTTAGTTTTTCTCGCAAAGCCAGAATGGTTTTGCAAATCAAACAATCACATCCGTGCAAGTTTTCTGGTTTTGTTTGGTCTGATGCGTATTCCAACGCATCTAGCGCCTGTTGCATAAGTTCGCGGTCAGTCATAGTCGCCTCAAAATGGTGCGTTTGGTAAGTTGGAAATGTCAGTCTTGGGTTCGCGCTGGCGTTTGATTTTCTGGACGATGTGCGGGTACGGCGGCATATGCCAGACCCACCGCACGACACGCCCTTCATCGTCAAGAATGCCGTATTTCATTTCAGCGCCTCCATAGCAATGTCAGACACGGCGCGTTTGTCCTGAAGCGCCGTCCAAATTTTTTCGTCAATCGTCTTCTGAGTTGACATAATGTAGACCCAGACGTCGTGGCGTTGACCGCTGCGGTGTAGCCGCCCGACCGTCTGCTCAAACAACTCCAACGACCACGGCAACGATATAAAGACCATCTTGCAGCCGCCGTGCTGAAGGTTCAGACCATGACCGGCAGACTTAGGATGGACCGCCAGCAGTTCAATCTGACCGGCGTTCCAGCGTTCGATGGCGTTATCATCGTCAAGCGTAACTAGATTGGAGTAGCGGCGGTGCAGTTCCATCAATTCTTCTTGGTACTGATACACCAGAATTGTGTTGGCGTGTTGGT